CCGCTCTGTGGCGCGAGCACGAGCGATGCCTTTTCGCCCTGGTCGTCGAGCGTGTACGTCACCGACACGACGAGCAGCTCTGTGCCGTCGAATCCGGCGGCCTCGTCGTAGACGCGGGCGATCTGGTTTGGCCGCCAGAGCGTGCCGTCTGTCTGCCGCCAGCCGCGCAGCGTATACG